TCGGTCGATCGCCAAGACACCTTTCCAACCCAAGTCTGGCCAGCATATACGGGCAACTGCGGTGTGTAAGTCACCTGATTCACATGCGTCCAGATATGTGCTGTCCCTGAATAGGTTCCATTCAATTGCTCCAACGACACGACTTTCCCCTTGTTCTGCATCAAAGTTTGCTAGTTTCATTCCTTTATCGGCGATGAAGACTGATCGAAGATGTTCTTCTATGTTTTGTAGATTGCCACCTGTGCCGAACTCTGAGAGCGAAGATGAAAACCGACCGGTTGTAGTGCCTGCTATGTTGTAGGAGGTTCTCATTCTGCCATCGTGGTCGACTTCAGTTTTTAGAACATCAATTCTCTTCTGTAGTTCTCGGATCTTTTTGATGAGGTAGATCATTGGTAAGGTGACAGTTAGACGATAGCTCTCTATCTTTTCTAAAGCGGCTCTGTTTAGGGTTGGTCTGCCTGCCTTTGAGAGAACAGGCGCAACTTGATACTTGTCATAGAACAGCTTCTGTAAGTCTTTTGGACTTCGCCAATTAAAGTAATGGAGCCCAGCAGTCTGAGATAAGCGGGTTATATGTTCGTCTAAGCGTTCTATGATGTTGTAGTAGTTGTTTATGACTTCGAATCTGCGAAACTGGTCGACGAGGATGCCGTTAAGGCCCATGTGTAAGACTGGACCTTGTAGAGACTTGGAGAACTCATATGTGGCCTCCGTCTGAGGAGTTAATTGTGGCAACAGGGCTTCTAGGACTTCTGCGGTGACGCAGCAGTCCAAGCCGTTATAACAAGCTTCTCGCTCTGAAGCTGAGAGGTCTTCAGGTGCCAGTTGACTTGTGTCTACGATCTTCATGGACATTTATGCATTGTTGGCAGTATTGGCGTTTTGGATGAAGCTTACCTAAATATGGAAGTATACTAAGACAGAATTGATAGGCTTCTTCACCATCCACGTGCCACACGTAACGTCCCCACCTATCTAAGTCCCTACTTTGGCGATGGGTATAAGATCCGTCGCTAACTCTTCCTCCGCATATTTCCTGCAATCTATTCAGCTGAATTAAATCATCACTATACATTTTAACAAAGATTTCAATACTACGGAACCAGTCGAAGTACATACGTTGTTCTTCGGCTAGTTGCTTATAAACCTCACTTATTTCATTCATGATTTAGTCCTCTCTCTTGATGGTACTTTTGACTCGCATATCTTTCCACGAGCCCTCGTCAGTGTATACGCTCCCTAAGAAACCCAAGCCCTTAAGCGACTCAGGTTGTAGAGCATGATGCAGGAGCATCGTATCATGCTCAGCATTATAGACCTTCATTCTCGCACTTCGCCAGAGGAAGTTAATGTCGTAGAGTCCGTTTTGGAAAGTTTTGAGAATCGGTCCTCGTAGTATCCTAGCAATATAGGCTCCAACCTTTGCTTCAGTATGTGCATCAGGCCAATAAACTCTCTTTGATCGTCCTGGGTAAGGGAACGGAATAACGAGTGCAATTTCTCTTGAGGGGGCAATGCCGATAAGTGTAATGTATACTCCACTTGTCTCAATATCGACAGCAAGTCTTTGAGCGGGTTTGATGTACGTTTCTTCGAAGACATACAAATCCTCCAAGGTAGGTTCTATCCATATCTTACGTGAAGGTCGGCGGATGTCTGGGTATTGACGTTCTCTAGAGGCTTTAATGAGGTCGGCTATGATGACTGGACGTATGGCGTGGTTGCGGAAACAAGCAGCTGGATGGTAGGTTGGCAAGGTTTTAAATTCTGCTACAGTGTGGGTTGAATATTGAACTACGCCTCTAGACTTTGTAATCGAGGACTTGCCTAAAAAGGCCCACATTGCTGTACGGCCCATAGCTATGATGAGGTTGGGGTTAACATCATGCATCTCAGCAGCAAGTCGAATTAGCTCCTTAGTATACTTAGCTTGCACATAGCCGACACCAGCTCCTAGTGATGGATATCCCTTGATGGCTATTTCTTTGGGGCCACATAGATGTTCGATGTCATTGCCTGGCGGTCGTAGGTTAAAGACGTTAGTGAGGAAGCAGTCACCCCTGCGGATGTCTGCCTCCTCTAGCATCTTACTTAAGTGCCAGCCAGTGGGCCCAACAAAGGGCTTACGTTGGCGTTCCTCCTGTTCGCCCCAAGCCTCGCCTACAATAGCGATGTCCATTGGCTGGCGCTAACTTTAGTCTTCGTCTACTTTAGCTGTACGAGCAATCTCAGGATACATAGTCTCTCCATCATCGGACGGGCGGTGCTTGATATAGATCAAGCACTGAGAGTTAGGGGCAAGCTGCATCATCTCTCTGATAGAGTATGTATTGCCTTTTTCATCCTCTGTAGGGATGCCAAGGTCCTTGAGATACTTCAACAGGCGGTGTAGGGCTCTCTCAGAAGTCCACATCCTATAGCGGATGGTCTTGTCAGCCAACTTGGCCGTCTGACCATTGCCTTGAGTTAGGTATTCAGTTAGAGCCTCCTCGTCTACATCGTCCTGTGCTTGGTCGAGTCGGTGTGTAAAGTCGGCGTAGGGACTATGGGTATTAGGGGTTTCACCTTCCTCATAGTTTCCTCTAACTGTGGTGAGATAGGTGCCTATAGGTGGCGGCTTGGGCTTTGTTACCTCTGTTGCTGGTGTATCGAGGATGTCTCTAAAGTTGGGTTTCTTTTCGGGTTTTGCCATGTTAGATTCTCTTCAATGTGAGTTTAGGTTTCTGCTGTGGTGTAGGTTTAGCCTTAAGAACTTCAAAGAAGTCTGCTAGGCCGGTCTCGATCGTGTATTCCGGCAACATAGCAAATGGCTTTGGGTTCTTAAGGTCTATAAGCGACGTTGCTGCTGTTTGTATTACACGTTTACCTCCTGGTTTTGTACGACATAAAGCCACAGAGTTGAAGTATGCAGGTATCTGTGGCGAGAGAGCTGCGCCTACTGCTGTTGGGTAGCCCTTACGTGTTCCGTCATCGTTATCCACATATCGTATGTGCGTGTTAACAATAACGTTGGTGTGGAAACTTTCACTCGTAAGTAGAGCAATGACCTTCTCGATTGCATCTTGTGCGTCTTTATATACTGCTCTTTGATCATACTTACCATCTCTTGAACGAGGGACAAGAGGTTCTCGGAAATCGAATGCTGCGTCGGAGAAAAAGGTAAGGGAGTCGAGCACAAGTATGCAGTTTGGTCCCCACGTAGCCGGAACTCCAAGGTCAATCTCTGTACCGTCGTCGGTTCTATAGCGCCACCGATCGAGCATTTTAATTCCGTCAACAAAAGCCTTAGGCACACCGTCAATAATTGGCCCATCTGGGCTGGCCTTGCGCTTATCTCTAAGCGTTCGGTATTCGATTTCTTTGAGCTTCTCTGGATGGTCCCTACTAACAAATTGCTTGAGAGCCTCGAGTCCATTGTCATAGTCTAAGATCCTGAGTTTGTATCCAGCTGCTACAAGCGAGGCTAAGGCGCCAGTCTTACCAGAGCCTGGGTCTCCTTCGACAAGCATCTTGGTATATTCGTTTGATTGGTGTCTGTCTAGAGTTGGCATATCTTTACTCCCGTGGTGTAAGTGGGTTCCATAGTTCACCTTGTTCGAAGTCCGACTCAAGAAACTTCTCTCTGACGCTCGGCGACTTTGAGCAGACGTGGCGGAACATACAGCCGCCGTATTTGTCACAAGCTGTGTCATTCATTGGCCATTTGTTAAGCAGGGCGTACTCATTTTGCCAGTCGAACCACCACTTAAGCTCGTCGACCCATTCATCTAGCTGGTCTTGGGTGCGATAAGTCATGCCTCTTGTGAAACGGGTATCGTCGATCATGATTTGGGCTGAGGTTATCATAACACCACGAACAGCTGGCTCAAAGATGACTTTGGATGCTAGGGTATACAAAGTCATCTGATTATCAGGCTCAAACTGGTTCCAGTAGTAGGAGCCTGGAGTCAAGGTTGTGGTCTTGATGTCATTTACGAATATCTCGCCGTTGTAGTCGACTAAGCGATCGAGATGGCCACATAAAACGTAGTTCTGTTGAAGCTCACGGGGGCCCCAGTCGAGATCAAACTGGAAGCTAAGCTCGACAGCTGGCTTGCCGTTATTGAGAATGATGGTCTTAGCTGGGTCATTTTTGTATTTCTCGAGATACCACACTGCCGTTCGTATTAAGGCGTCTTTGTTCTTGTATTTGTGGTCAGGCTCCCAGTCTGAGGTGCGATAAAGTAGCGCCTTTATGACGAGAAACACAGCTTCATCATGCTTGATGCCATCGGCCTTTAGTTTCTCGTAGTCTTGGGCTACTCGGTGGACTTCGATACCAAAGCGAAGATGCACGCTCTCCTCCTTTGGACGGTAGCCTTTGATCATCTTGTAGTAATATAAGCGAGGGCACCGCTTGAAGTCACTTAGAGATGTTGAGTCCCATGCCCATTGGATGTTGGTGTCAGGGATAAAGGGGCTTAGAGCCTCCTCCGGAACGTTGTCTTCGGTGTCGGTATCGGTGTTTGTGCCATCTCCAACAGTGCCTTCTCTAAGAGTAATGACTGTTCCTCTTGACTCGAGTTCGACTTCTTCTTGCCGAAGTTCTGTTCTCGTTCGAAGAACATCTTCTTTTGCCATTTGATTACCTGCTCTATGTGTTCGTTTGTCCAGTCGACGGGATCTTCAGGTAGGATGTCCATAAGTTTGTTAACTGTGTTCATCTACTGCCTCTATGTATCTGATATGTGCACGTATTGCCTCTCTGATTTGCTCTTGGTAGCCGTATTTAAAGCGACGTTTAAACCACTCTACGTCTTTGGCGTATAGGTTTAAAGTCACCTTTAACAGGGGTTCTGCTACCGTTCGCATGTTTTCTCACCAACCATATTTCATCTTCCTTTTCAGGTAAGATCATGGATATGTCCTCAAACTTAGGGTTGTTTGCTAAGGCACGGGCCCTGTAGAGATGCTGACGCAACAGGCCTCTGTCGTCAGTTACGATGCCGATGCCTATGTCTGAATCTAAGGCAGCTTGCCATAGATTACATAGAGGATCGTTAGCGTCGCTATCATCAGACTGCATGCTACTATCAGTGTAACTTCTGCTTTGGTGGTGGCTTCTGTTTCTTCTGTCGTGGCACCTTCTCCTTCTTTGGTTTGCGATAATAATCGACGTTTGGGTTTTCTCGCTGAAGCTTCTCCATCATTCTATCGATGATGGCATCTAATACGTTTGTTGAGCCCGACATTATAGCCTCCTTTTGAATGGCAGGGACTGGACTGTTACTATAGCCGGTATTGGTAAAGGGCGGGGGAGCTCTGGCTGCGAGACCTCCTCAGCTTCAGCCTCGCTTAGACTTTCGATCTCAAGGTCGTCTATAGAGATCTTTTCTATGCGTAGCCACCAAGCACTGCCGCCGAGTGGCACTGGGCGCAGCCTCATGATAAGGGAGTCATACACGGACTTACCATGCATGCCGTGACCTTTCTCGTAGTTTTCTTCATTCTCCTTTCTGTCGATCTTACGAGCATTATGC